CAACCCGGACGAATACTATCAGAGAAGTGAGGTCAGCAATTCTGACCTCACCGAACTGAAGAACCTGCTGCACCCTCACATGCAGTTCGGTGACAAGGAGGCTGCTTTCCGCTTCGGGTCTATCGTCGATGCCATCATCACCGAACCCTCGCGTGTTGACTTCCTGCACATGACCATCGACGGCGAACAATGTTCTGAGGAGGAGTTCCTCCACGCTCGCGAAATGCAGCGTGCACTGCGTGCAGAAGCACGACGAGACCAATTCCTCGCTAAAGTACTCGAACAAGCCGATACACAACGCTTCATGGTCAACAAGCAGCAGGAGTTCAGCAATGGGGGATTTACCTTCCATCTGGACACACGCTGCAAATGGGACTGGTGGTTGCCAATGGCCAACTTCGGCGGCGATCTGAAAACGACATTCGCCTCAACACAAGCGGAGTTCGACAATGCTGTAGATTTCTTCGATTGGGACCGTAGCAGGGCATGGTACATGGACATCGCCCATTCCGACCGCGACTTCATCTACGCAATCAGCAAAAAGAACTGCAACATTTTCAAGAAGTTCATCAACCGTGGCGACGACATCTACAATCGCGGACGCGAGAAGTACGAAGAACTTGCCTTCCAATATTGGGCTTTCAACCTTATGTAACAGACAAAGTATGAAAAAGAAATTATCACAGACAGCACAAATCCAGCTGCTCAAACGCCTCAGACGTATGTGTCCGTTCGCTGTGTTCTCTGGCTCTTACGGATATACATGCGGTGGCATGGTTGGGGGGGTACGTTCTTCTTCAGGCATGGCCTCTCGCTCAAAGGAAGCTCGCCATTGCATGCTCTCATGCGCCGATTTGCGCAAGCAAGCATACATACATGGCTACGACATAACGATATCAAAACACACAATCAATGCGTATGGCTGAAACTCTGAAACATAACCTTCGCGTCGAGCCTTACGACTATCAGAAGGAGGGCATACTTGCCGGGCTGCGCTGGCACCGATTTTTAATCGGCGATGAGCCGGGCTTGGGAAAGACGCTGCAAAGCATCGGTGTCGTTGACTGTGTCAATGCTTACCCTTGCCTTGTGGTCTGTCCGTCCTCGCTCAAAATCAACTGGCAGCGCGAGTTCGAGAAATTCACCAACAAGAAAGCCCTTGTGCTCGACAATTCCGTGCTTACCACATGGCCTTATCTTCTCCGGATGGGCATGCAGCAGGTGGCGGTCGTCAACTACGAGTCTCTGCGCAAATACTTCGTGTGGGACATCAAGGGAGGCTCACGTGGTGGGTTCCGACTGAAAGATGTGGTTTTTACGCCCGACATCAAACTGTTTCGCTCTATCATAATTGACGAGAGTCACCGCGTTAAAGACCCATCAGCCCAGCAAACCATCTTCGCACGTGGCATTGCTGAAGGCAAGGAGTATCGCATTTTGCTGTCAGGCACACCGGTTGTAAACCGTCCTGCCGACCTCATAGCACAGCTTTCCATCATGGGACGTTTGCCTGAGTTCGGTGGTCGCTCGAAGTTCCTTGCCGAGTACGGCGGTGGCGAAATCTCCAAAGAGAGACGAGGGAATGATGAGGACGACGCACCGCGCAACCTCGACCGGCTCTCTGCAGAACTCTATGCACGCTGCATGATCCGTCGCGAAAAGGCTAAAGTGCTCACCCAACTACCAGACAAGACGCGCACTGACCTCATCGTTGACATCAGCAACCGCGACGAGTATATGCTTGCAGAAGCCGACCTTGCAGAATACCTGCGCACATATACAGAGTGTGACGACTTCGACATACGACGCAAAATGCGCATGGAGGCTCTTGTCAAGTTCATGACGCTGCGCTCCCTCTCTGCAAAAGGAAAGGTGAAGCAAGCCATCGACTTCACGCGCACCTTCCTTGCCAACGGCAAGCCTCTCATTCTCTTCTGTTCTCTGCATGAAATTGTGGACGAGATAAAAAAGGCGTTTCCAAAGGCTGTATCTGTTACCGGGCGCGACTCCATGATGATGAAGCAAGCTGCTGTCGATGCTTTTCAGTCGGGCAAGGCGCAACTCATCATCTGTTCCATAAAGGCAGCTGGCGTGGGTCTCACACTCACGGCCTCGTCAAACGTGGCTTTCGTTGAGTTTCCATGGACTTATGCCGACTGTTGCCAATGCGAAGACCGCGCACACCGTATCGGACAAAAGGACAACGTGACGTGCTACTACCTCCTTGGTCGTGGAACCATCGACCGCACCCTCTATGCCATCATCCACAAGAAGAAGTCTATCGCCAACCAGATAATGGCTACCGACGACGACATTCCACAGGATGAAATGTACTTCGACCAGCTTACGTCACTCTTCCTCAATCCGGACGACGATGGCTGACCTATGTAAGACCGACCTGCAGCGCATTATCAAGTATCTTGATGATGCGGCCGCTCTCTACGATAAACAGCACGGTCTGCGCAATTCATGCCGTGCATGGTGTATTAGACAACTCACCCAAAAATTAAAAAAGAAAATAAAATGAGACAGGTTATAAGCCAAAATCTAACCGGGCGTTACGCCATCATCAAGATCTTCCCATTCATCCATGCACTGAAGGTGGAGGTAAGCGAAAAATTCATCGACGAACAGAAGAATGAATTGACAGAGTACCGGTGGCGACTCGCAACAGACAAAGACGTTCTCGACCTGCGCATACCTATGACAGGCGAAAACAATATAGCAAAAACATTATAAACTCAATTTTATCTATCATGACAAAGAATGAATTGGCACGTGAGGTATCAGTATCAGAGAAACTGCACCTCTCAACAACAGTGAAAGCCATCGACGGCACACTCAGAGTTATCAAGGAAGCACTCGCCAAAGGCGAAGTGGTTGTTATCCGTGGCTTCGGCACCTTCACCCCGGTTGAGGTAGCCGAGCGCACAGCACGCAACTTCAAGACCGGCAAACCTCTGGTTATCCCGGCACACACGTCTGTAAAGCTCCGTGCAAGCAAGGAACTGGTAAAGGCGATCAACGAAGGAAAGGAGGCCACACTATGATGCTATATGAATGTGGTGTTCGTTATGAGCGGACGATGGCGAACGGCATTACCAAGAAAGTAACAGAGTTGTACCTTGTCGATGCCCTCTCTTTCACCGAGGCTGAAGGACGTATCACCAAAGAAATGGAGCCGTTCTATTCGGGCGACTTCGATGTTGTAACAATCAAGCGCACCAACTACTCCGAGATTGCCGAGAACGACAAGGGCGACAAGTGGTTCCGCGCAAAGCTTCTCTATATCACGCTCGACGACAAAGGCCGAGAGAAGAAGACCGCTACTCACTTCATCGTCCGTGCCACCGACATCAACAACGCACACGCTGTTGTCATTGACCGCTTGAAGGGGTCAATGGTTGACTTCGAGATTGCTACGCTCGACGAGACTAAGATTATGGACATCTTCCGTTACAAGCCTAACACAGCTAATGGATAAGTTCCATAATCATGCCTTCCAAGGCCGGAATAAGTACGGCAACAAGCGCGTAGGTTCCCACGCATCCAAGAAAGAGCACTACCGAGCTGCCGAACTACGCATGATGCAGCGTGCCGGACTTATCTCCGACCTTCGGGAGCAGGTGTCATACCTGTTGATACCTGCACAATACGGCGAGTGTGGCAAAGATTTCAAAAATCGTCCTACACGTGTTCTTCTCGAACGCCCCTGTGCTTATGTAGCCGATTTCGTTTATACCGACAAGGCTACCGGGCAGACCGTCGTGGAAGACACAAAGGGAGTCAGAACAAAGGAGTATATCATCAAGCGGAAACTCATGCTGCATGTGCATGGCATCCGCATTAAAGAGGTTTGATTTATATGGCACGAGACAGTTTTATATTCTATCGCAGTTTCCTTGAGGCTATCAAGTGTATGCCCTCCGAGGTACAGGCCGAGATTTACCCGGCTATCGTGGAGTATGCCCTTAACGGAAAGGAGCCTAAAGGACTATCTGACATTGCCAAGGGTGTCTTTATCCTTATCAAGCCAGTGATGGATGCCAACAACGCACGCTCTGAGGGCGGCAAGAAGGGCAAGAAATTCGGCAAACTTGGCGGTCGCCCTGCTAAGGATAGAGCTGTCTCGTCTGCCATTTCTGACAAGTCCAACGTCACGCCCGGCTACACGCTCACGCTGGAACAGGAGATTGAAGAAATGCGTGCCGATCGTTCTTGGAACGAACCGGTATGTATGCAGTTCCACATACGCGAGGACGAGCTTGGCAAACGCCTCGACTCCTTCCTCAACCACTGCCGTTGCGAGTATGAGGGTAAACCTCACGACAATATCAATGATGCCAAACGTCACTTCTGTTCGTGGATGCGCAAGGCGTACACCTCACATGCCGAGCCGGAAGACGCACAAGAGCTGCCACCTCCGTCATACGAGTTCAATGGCGGCTTCGGTGGGCAAGATGTCTAACCTTTAATGTCTGAAACTATGGCTCAATATCCACAATGCCTAATCGAAGAACTTGCCAAGTATGGCCGTCAGCCTACCGGCAACAAAGACTGGGACGCTGCCGTCCTTTCCGTTCTTCGCAAGAACGAACGCGAGAAGGATGCGCCGTGGCTCACCCTGCACCAATGCGCACTCAACCTACGACGAGAGAGCGAAAAGGCGAGAGCACAGGCGTACAACCTTGCCGACCCTAACGTATATAGTGCACACTCCAGCTTCCTTGTCTATATCGCCAACTCTGTTGTGCTGGCTCCTCAACGCCGCAAGTTCATCGTTGACGACGACAACAAGCAGGTGCTGCGCTTCCTCTTGCTCTACTTCAACAACTGCCCTCTGGCTGAAGAAGTATTCCCCGAACGTGGCTACAAGCTACACAAGAACCTCCTTATACAGGGCGGCGTAGGTGTTGGCAAAACGCTCCTCATGCAGATATTCAGCGAGTATTTGCGGCTCACTAAGAACCCTCGCTTCTTTCACAACGTGTCGGTCACACAGATGGTCAACTACTACACCATCCACAACAACCTTGACCGCTTCACTTACTTTGAGGAGGAAAGCAAGGGCTTCCAGTGCAAACCCGAAAATGTGTGCCTCAACGACATCGGCATACAGGACCGCACGTTCTTTGGCATGGACACCGGGTTGCTCACTGATGAGTTTCTTCACGCTCGCAATGAGATTTGGACACAGTTCGGCAAGTTCGCCCACCTGACTACAAACCTTGACAACAAGGAACTTGAAAAGCGGTTCAAGCGCAATGACGGCTACGGCCGTCTCGTTGATCGCTTCAAAACATACAACGTAATTCCTTTACCGGGAAAAAGTAGAAGATAAATTATGGAAATTTACGATTTTGAAATCAGAAGATGGACTAAAGAGTTCGACAACATAAGAAAAGTCATTCAAACATCTGCGAATTTTGTACGCTGGTACACACCTACCAAAAGGATATTGAACCTCCTGCCACCTGTACGGGATGGCTATTTTCTGTGTACGTTTATTCTTAAGTTTGAGCATCGTGAAAAACAAACGTTTTTCCTCGGATATTACAAAATGAGCGGATGCTACGATGCTCTTGACTTCAGTCATAAGGGCTTCTGTTGTCAACGCGAAGACGACGAAGGTGATGAAGACGTGGAAAAGATATTCCTGCAATTGGCAAAATCGACAAAAGAAGCACACTATATAAAAGCAAGTCGAAAACTCGCAAAAGTATTCATCGACAATGTATATAGTACAGAAACCAAACGTTCAATCACTCTCCCTCTTCCCAAATTGACATAAAGTTACAAATAATAAAGATATGAAGAAAAAAGTATTGAAGCTAACCCTCAAAAAAATGTGGTACGACCTCATCCTGCTTGGTGTCAAGCAAGAAGAATACCGCGAAATCAAGGAGTATTGGTTAAAGCGGCTGTTCGATGTCCAAAGTCCAATGATAGCAAAGTTCGTCTTTGGCGACGTTGGATTGACACCAAAAGATTTCACGCATGTCCAATTTCGTCTCGGCTATAAAAAGAACGCTCCAACCATGGAGTTCCAGATAACCGATATTGACATAAACAGAGGAGACAATAGAATGGGAGCACCCATAGATCAAGACGTAATTATAATCAAGTTCAAATAACAAGCAGTATGAAATGGATTAAACTTTCAGACGAATTGCCACCATTCAACAAAGAGATAGTACTTCTTAGCGAACGTGGTTCCACTCGTTTAACATTCCGCAAGACAAAAGAAGCTACAGATAAATTCCAAGCCTTGTTACGCAATGCTTGTAAGCGAATTGCCAACATAGACAATCCGTCTCCTATGTATAACGAAATGGGATTGCCTGTACCAAACAAAGCTGAATACAAGTGGAAATACTGGTGTTTGCTTCCAGATAAACCAAACCAATAACGAGGGAGGTGACGAAGTATGAAAGATAAATTAGAAAAAGTTACAGACATAACCCAACTGAAACCGGGAGATAAAATAATTTCTATTGGAGTAACGAGTGAAATACTTGAATTCTTGTGCATTCATCCTCATAACAACAATTACTCACTCTTCCTAAATTCCGATTTAGATGGAACTAAAAAGTTCTATAATGACAAATTGAGAAATGGAAACTATTACAAGTACTCATATAAATGGGAGGTCCTTGCAATGAAAGAGACTATCAATTGGTATAAAGAACAAGTAAACTTCATGGAGAAGTTGCTACATAAACGTGAAGAAAAATGCGCTCACGACAAGCCCGGAAAATAGTCCTCATGACAATGTTCACCCCAATTGACCGCATGAGCAGCGCATGGTTCGACCGTGCTCTCCAGTGGTGTGCAACATACCGCCAACCACATATTAAAAAGGCTCTTCGCTACTATTGGAATGGCGTAGCGGACGGCAAGGTTAAGCCATTCTATTATAAACCTAATCATAAAAGAAACAGGTTCGTATGAAAATCATTAAAAACAATTTCGCCAGCACAATTATTGGCACTGTTAGTGGTCGTATCACTAACAACGGCAGAACAATTAACGTTCCTCCAAGTTCACACATGGAACTTGTTGACGGTCAAATCCTCATCAACGGCGAGCCAATCGATCAGTACAATGAGGAAGACTTCCCAATCATCAAGATTGAACTCACTGGTAACGTCGAAAGCATCAAGACGGGAAGCGGCGATGTTACAATCAATGGCAATGCGCATAACATTAGTACAATGAGCGGCGATGTACGGTGCAAAACCATAGAGGGTTCGGTATCAACCATGAGCGGCGACGTAACTTGCGACAACATCAAAGGCAACTGCTCTACAATGAATGGAGACATAAGAAGATAGAATGAAGACACGACAAGCAAAAAAAATATACAAGGCTTTCTATTCATTCAAGCCGAACTATTGGAATAATTACAAAGGTTTTACTCTTTGTTCGTTCTTTACTTGCAAGAACCCACGTGTATTGCGTGCTATCCGCATCGTCGTCATGCATGATCGTCGGTTTCCAATACCGACTAAACCAATAAAGCTTTCAAAAATACAAGGAACAACAACCAAATATCGCCCAAAAGATTGGTTTAAATAATAAAACAATATGAAAAGAAGAATTGCACGAAAAATCGACAACTACAAGGTAATGCCTCAACGCCTTACCAACAAGGCCATGTACCTCTACCTTCGCATCCGCGAACACTGGAGCCTGTCAATAAGAGGCAAGAACTACAGCACCTGCTACGTCATGGACAAGTGGGGACGTGTCCTCATCTACTCACGCTCCTATCCCGGAGGGCGCGTCGAACACGGATTCGGTTACGATGCGTGTCACGATGAATTCGGCAGGCTGTACCCAATCCGTAACCCTAAACGCAAAAGAAAGGCAAGAAGATGATCAACAAAAACACTTTCATCAAATGTGGAGCATGTTTGAAACGTCATGGTAAACATAAAACAATAAAACAATGAAAACTTACATCGGAACAAAACAGGTTAAGGCCGAACCTATGAACGAATTGGCCGCAGTTGAGAAAGGTTACGCTCGTAAGAACGAGGACAACCACGAATGGCGTGAAGGTTATCACGTGCAGTACACCAACCCGGACGGCAGCACCTACGACTCTTGGTCTCCTAAGTCTGTCTTTGAGTAAGCCTACAAGTGTGCCGACAGCTTCATCGATCGCTTGCAGATAGAGCACGACGAATTGAAGGAGCGTTACAACAAGCTCGACAACTTTCTTGAAAGTGGCAAGGCAGAGAAGGTATGCGAAGAAAACCAGATTTGGCTCATGGCTCTCCAGCGTATAAACATGCAAAATTATCTCGGCAATCTTGCTACGCGCCTTAAATTCTTGAAAGATGCGCCATCCCAAACGCAGGGCTAACATGCTCTACAAGCTACGTAGGAGAGGTATTCGCTGCAACACCAAGGAGCGGTGCATATACCTCCCCTACAATGAGGATCCAAAGCACTACCCACAAATACCAAGGTTGTGCCGGGAGTTTCACTTCTACGTTCAATTCATCATCACATGATGGATTGAACGTCCCTCTAAACTTAAAACCATCTTTCATCAACAACCCTATATCTTTGCATTATGATTAAACTCTTGGAACGAACACGCCGCCCCGACATAACATTCTCCCGTAATGGCCGCATTTCCATTACGGCAAGAGTCGTGCGGTTACTCTCGCTCCAGCCGGGCGACAGTATCAACGTAGCCTTCCACCTTGGCGAGTGCTACCTGCTTGCTGTCCGGCACCAAAATGCGATAGGACGGCATGTCGCACAGTGTCACCCGACAAAGAAAGGTTCCAACAACTACTGTGCGTCTTCCGTCCTCCTCGCACGGCTCATGCTCGACAACTGCGGCATAAAAGAGCAGCGTGCCTCATTCATGATAGGCCAAGCAGAGAAACGCGACGGCGAAACAGTTTTACCAATAATATTTAAGCATCCGTTATGAACCAAGAAATAAAATATAGTGGCTTCTCCGCTGTGCCGTCCGACTATGAATGTTCCGACGGCTCTCTTGCCGTGTCCATCAATCTGCTGCCAGAAGACGGTGCCTTGAAGCCTATCCTCGCACCATCAGAAGTTATGCAGCTTCAAGATGGTGAGGTCGTCAAGTTTATACACAAGACTTCCTCGTTCACTCACTACATCGTATATTCTGAGAAGAGTGGGAAAATAGCCTCAATAGACAAGGACACAACAGAACGCATAGAGGTCGGCTCACTATATAGTGTTTCTCATTTCAATGCTGTAGGTAATACATTGCTCGTCTTTACGTCCGGCAGCTTCTACTATTACTTGTGGAAGTCTGGCAAATATGTCAAACTGGGCGACCATATCCCGGATATTGAAGTGTCGTTCGGTCTTGTCGGCCATCCTCGTTTGTTCAGTCTTTCCGATGATAGCAAGAGTACGTTCACCATTTACTTTGATGGTATTTCCGAGGGAGCACTCTACAACGAGTTCACAGAAAACAACAAGACTCGTATCACAGAACAGATAATGGCGAAAGTCAACAAGTTCGTTGCTCAGGAGACTGTCAATAAAGGACGGTTCTGCTTTCCGTTCTTTGTCCGTTATGCCTTGCGTCTATACGACGGTTCACTTGTTTATCATTCCGCACCCATTCTCATGAACCCATCTACTAAGGCAGCTCCCATTGTATGGTGGAACAGGGCAAAGGGAAAGAATAGCTATACAGAGGCTGTCTGTGACATCATGCTTATGGCCGCATCGATCGACTATAAGGTTGTACGGAATGACGACTCGTACGATCTTAATGACTGGTCCGACATTATCAAGAGTATTGATGTGTTCATATCCAAGCCTATATACACATACGACCAAGAAGGAAAGATTTCTTCCATGTCAGATGTTGACAACTACAACACAAAGTTTATTGGCCGTCTGTATGCCGACAATAAGGACACCGTAACATCAACAAAGGCAGAAGACAAAATACTCGGGCAGTTCTCTTCCAAGGAATTTCTTGACTACTACTGTGAGTGGGAGTATTCTAAGATCTACGCAATGTACTATTCTTCTGACAGATCTTATCCGTCCATTGCTTTCCACATGCCGGAGTTCACTGAAGGAAAGGTGTCAGAGTCTATCAAGAACACTTCAACGTTTTACAAGCTATGTTCACTTGAAATTGCAGATGCCATTGCCGACAACAAGCGAAAGGACATTATCGTTGATGATGAATATCTACAGTCTCTTGTTACGCGCGAGGTTATGACCGATGACTATCTGACGCATGACCAGCTGCATGCTGATTACTCATTCGTCTATAATAGTCGCCTCAACTTGTCCGGACTCAAACGCAAGCCATTCACCGGCTATTTGGCCCAGTCAATGTTCGCATATTGCAATGGACGTTACAACTGGCAACCCAACGGTTCCACACTAAACATATCAATGGCGGCATTCTCTACTGATGATTATTCCATTATGGTTTACATCAAAGAAAACGGACAGGAATATGCTGTGGCTTCAGATGAACGTTTTTATGGAATGGGTATGCAGTTATTCTGTAGCTCTGAAATGGTATCTACCAGCGGTTCAACGCAAACGACGAAAAAGAGTAAGCATTCGTGGGGGTGTTATGTTTTCTACCCAAACCCGAATGCCTACAAAATGGTTATCTATAATTTCAGTGCTGCATGTTATGCCATCGACCTCAAACAGCATGAGTTCCTGAATGGTGCCTTTGCTGTCCTCGACTACGAGCTGGTACGTGAAAAGAACTTCACTTCGCTGCCGTCTGTCTATCCGTCACACGAAGACAATAACTTCTCCATTGAGATTGCCAACAAAATCTACACCTCCGAAGTCAACAACCCCTTCTACTTCCCGGTACTTGGCATCAACACCGTGGGCACGGGAGAGATTAAGGGTATCTGTTCTGCAGCAAAGGCTCTTTCTGAAGGACAGTTCGGACAATTCCCCCTCTACGCATTCACCTCCGAGGGCGTATGGGCGTTAGAGGTTTCCACAACAGGCACATACACAGCCAAGCAGCCCATCACGCGCGACGTGTGCATCAACCCCGACGGCATCACACAGCTCGACTCCGCAGTTCTCTTCCCCACCGACCGTGGCATAATGCTGATCAGCGGCTCGCAGACGCAGTGCATATCCGAAGCCATCAACTCCGAATATCCGTTCGATGCGCTCCGGCTTCCCGGGTTCGACAAGCTGCACACCATGCTCGGACATGAACCTGCAACAGACAAGTGCTTGCCTACGCTGTCCTTCACCAAGTTCTTGAAGCAGTGCCGGATGCTATACGACTATGTTCATCAGCGCGTCATTGTATATGCGCCCGGTATCACATACGCCTATGTATTCTCGCTGAAGACAAATCAGTGGGGAATGATGTTCTCCAACATTGCCTCACACCTCAATTCATATCCGGATGCACTGGCCATGGACACAAAAAATGCTGTGCTAAACTTCTCGGTACCTATCACGAATACCGACAAGAGTATTCCCATAACGGATACCGTCAAAAGTCTGTACGTCACACGTCCTCTCAAACTCGAAGCGGCAAACGTATTGAAGACTGTCGCCAGTGTCATACAGCGTGGACTGTTCCGCAAAGGAAACGTATCTACGGTCCTCTACGGTTCACGCGACTTGCAGAACTGGCACCTTGTATGGTCAAGCAAAGACCATTATCTACAGGGCTTCCGTGGCTCTCCTTACAAGTATTTCCGAATTGCCGGTGTAGCCACACTCTCACCAGATGAAAATATCTACGGCGCGTCAGTCGAGTTCACACCTCGACAAACCAACAAGCCGAGATAAAGAAGATATTATTAGGTTTAGTTATTTATTAAGGTTAGATTGTTTTAGGTAACAAAAGAGCCGGGATGCGTGATGCACCTCGGCTCTTGTCTTTATTATCCTAACCAATGTTGCCTGATACGCTTCCGTTCCATTCTCGAATGGATGGAGGTGCGTATTTCTTGCTCTGCCTCAGCAGCCTTGGCAAGCCACGTCTCCGACTTCGACGGATTAGTTATGCTTAGCCAGTCGGCCACGCCTCGGCACACAAGGTATTCGTGTATCAGCCTTTCCACATAGGTCAGCGTGGTTTGCGAAATAGTGTTGGGCACACTCATGTTTATATGATATTGCTCCCTCTCCTTTAGCTTGTCGTCAAACTCTGTCTTGACGATTTCCTTCCTTGACCAAGGGTAAAGCATTTCCCGGCACATGGAGACACCCAAATCCAGCACTCTTGTCACCCGGTCCACATTGCCCTCCTCGCCAACGTCAGCCACCATGTGCTTGGCGTGCTCGGTTTCCGGGGCCATTACATGGCTCTCCACATAGGCATTGTTCTTGATGTCATAGAGCAGCTGTTCTCGCTCGAAGGTAAGCTTTACCTTTAGCTTCGCTCCCTCATTCTCTATGCAGCAGCTCATAAGCGTTCCTCCTTAGTCTGTTGGACGCTTCGGGCGGCTACGCTTGCTCACTGCCTGTTGGATGCTCAGTAAACTTCTCTGTGCAAGGGCAATGTACTGTTCAGCGTCTGCCTTGTTTGTCACCATGTACCACTCGGCGATGGCAGAGTTCTTCAGGTAGTCGTGGATAGCCTCGCCTACACCGGTGGTTGCAGCCTCGTTGAAGTTGCTCGGCATTGTGAGGTTAAGCGTCAGGTTTTTGCTGCCGTCATAGTGGCTGTTGTCTGTGGTTGTGCCGTCCTCGTTGAGATAGTCCGACAGTTCTGTCTTCACCTCGGCAAAGCCTTTCTTGATAGAGCGAAGTATCTTCTCGCGGTTTTCTTCGTCCTCAGAGACAAACATGCTCGCCACCTCCTTGTGGTTGTCCTTGTTCTGGATAGTACGGCCACGCAAGAAGGTCTCGTTCATGATGTCGAAGAGAAGCCACGAAATTTTGATGGTTGCCGTCACGCTCTTCTTGGCACCTAATGTCTTTTCTTGTCCTTCCATGTCAATAAAATATTATTTGTTAGTCACTCGGACGGGTCGGTCTCTTGCGGCTGTATAGCAGACGTTCCGCACCGTCCATCATTTCTCCGGCTTGGTTGAAGTAGTCAGCGGCTTCGCCCTTGTTGGCCAGCTTGAACCACTGGGCGATGATTGAGGCAATGAAGAAGTTGCGAAGGGCCGACTGTACATTGTCCTTCATCCCTTTGTCAAACGACTTGCTCACCTCCAGCACGGCTTCGTAGCCTGTCCTCGTTGCAAGCGACGGAACAACGATGCTCTGTGCCTCCACATCTGTAGGTTGTTGTATGGGTGGAATAGGAGTTATCGTTACAAGTATCTGCTTCGTAGCTCCACTCACGATCATCTCTTTCAGCCTCTCATTGGTGGCAAGCACCGACTCCTCCCAAAACCTGCCGAGGTCTGAAAGGTCGCTGTCCGTGGCGAGGATGCGGTCTCGCGCTCCATCGTCGCCGTCTATCAGCTTCGCGCCTGTGTAGTCGGTAACCTTTGCCACCTCTTCATACACGTCGTCCTTGAATATCTGTACGGTGATTGTCTCCATGTCAGAATGAGATTAGTGAATACGTTAGTCCGATGCCTATATATGGCTGCATACCTTGTTTGCCGAAGCCGTAACCTGCCGTCACACCGATATGCCATTTCTTAGGAGGCTGCTTAATCTTGCGCGTTACATACTCATGCTTGGGATATACATAGATGCTGTCAAGCTGCACGTCATATCCGCTCACCCATGCCGTATAGTCACTGCTTTTATACATCTTTTGGATGATGGGGATAGTAACCTCCGCACTGTCACGCACATCTGCCGCATTGTTTTGTGTACAGCTTTCTGCCGGTTGTGTGTCCGCACGGATAGATGGCTGCGCCTTGTCACTCTTGGGCAGGGTCACGGTCTTGTATGTCAACACCAAACTGTCCTTGGGTACCGGCTTATAGTAAGGTATGGTGTCAATCACTGTGTCACGCACCACTTCTGCAGGTTCATGATCTTTGCTGTAGCCTCCGCAATGCACGATGCCAACCAGACAGACAATGCCAACAACCACACCTAACATTGCCCACAAAAAGCCTAAAATCTTCTTATCCATAATAGTCTTTGATAAATTCAACAATAGCGTTCACATGCACGGCTGTCACCTTCTCCTTGCCTTCCTCGCTCAACAGCAGGTCAACGTCTTCTTTGTTGTCTTGGAAAAGGTTCTCCGTCAACACTGCAGGGCAGTTCGTGTCTCTACAGATAGCAAGGTTCTGGGCGATGTACTTGGCATAGGGCACACAACGGTTTCCTTTCAGTCCTTGAAGTATTGCTTCGTTCCAAAGATACTGCGCCAAAGCCTTGCTCTTTGCGGATGCGTTCATGCCTACATGGGCAGAAAAGCCTCGCGCCTCATGCCATTTGCCGTCGCCTCCTGCTGCATTGTTGTGGATCGAGACAAGCAGTACGTTCTTGGTGCCTACTTTCTTGCAGATGTCGTTCACACGCTTGCAGCGTACAGACAGTGCAACGTCCTGCTCCTCTTCCACAACACGCTCTGCATTGTAGCCCATGCCGCGAAGCTCGTTCACAACTCGCGTTGCAATCTCTCTTGCATACGCATATTCACGCAACCTTTTGTCCGGGCTGCATTTGCCGGGGGTGTTTACCCCATGCCCATTGTCGATTAGAATTTTAATCATAATATATAATTTGCTTAGAAGGTTGTAGAAATCTGTATATAATTTTACGCAAAAGTTGTATTTATGCGTTCAACCTTTGGTAAAAGTCTGTCTTGATATTATCATACGCAAGTTTAATGTTAGTATAAGCACGAGCATTGTTTGCGCCATCTTCATTATAAATCTCACCTTCAACAATCTTCGCCACGTCCTCCACCCATGCCGAACTGCAAAACTCTGAAATGGATTTACCTCGATATGTGAAAGAGTCGAAGCGCGAGTTGCGGTCGTTGTGTATAACGAGCAACGACTTGCGTATCTTCGCTGCTGTCGCTTCGTGGTCTATGATGTGGTTCTCTTCTCTTACACGCTTGATAAGCCTGCATACCTGCTCAATGCTGAGGTCGAAAGCAAAACCTGTAAGGTTGCGGATGCGTAACAATGTCTCCGGGCGAAGACCCTCTGATATGTCTTGCAGCATGTCGTTCTGCTTACGTGTCTCTTCGGCAAGGTTGTGCATACTGTCCTTCTGGTCTTGCATCATCTGTTCGATGATGCTCTTGAACCAACGGAAGAGGGCCACCATCATAGCTGCGGAAAGGAGAAGGAAAAAGGCTGCTGTTATTGCCATCATGCCATAGTCGCTAATACCTTTAGCCACCTGCGTAATTTGACTTACATCGTTCATTTCCCTGTCAGTGTTACTCTTATCAAGCGTCCTACAACTACTCCGGCCATCGTACAACCGAAGTCAACCCAATCCCATTTGCCGCCATACAACTTGTCTTTAAGTTCCAAGGCTCCAGCTACACCAGCTCCGGCATACAGCGCACAGTAGGTATCATCAGCTCCCAAGCCGATGAGAACGCCGCCTACGATATGTCTGCCGCGGTTACTGGATTTTAACCATGTAATAATCTTTTTCATATTTCAAAAATTTTACTGTACAAAGATATCGCAATGCCATCAAAAGCGTAGTTTATCTTTTGTTACGGGAGACGTATTTGATCAATAAACAAGATAGCGTGAGAAATCAAACTCCTTTATATCAAATTCTATCTCGTCATAATAAGCCAAAATGAAAGTGCGAAGCCTGCGCTTCAACATTTCTACGGTCGGCTTATTGGCGAACTGCACTTGATGGTAGCGTGGGCGAACCTCGCCAGTAAACACATTTCTGTGATTAAGACAAAAGGTTGCAAGCCACTGACCGTTGGGGAGTTGTTGTAGTGGTACGAAATTTTTGTTCATGCTATATTAACATTAGCTGGTCGAGGAATACCGCAGAGCCACACTTGCGCATTGTTTGTCGTACCTGCTCGACTGTTTTGTATTGTTTCTTTAGTTTGAAAACCTCGAAGTGTCCTTGTATGTAAAAGTACTGAAACCAACCTCTATCTATCTTATTCACAGCTTGCCGGCGCACACCGTAGGAGTTGTGATGGCGCATCATGCCGAAGAATGAGTTAAGCGATTGAACGAAATGTTCTGCGTTCTTCTCGGCCTTTCCTTCCTTCAGCAGCTTGTTATACTTGTATATCGTGTCAATCAGATGCGCTCGCGTTCTGTTGCTGATGTATGTTCTTCCGGGAAGTATCATAGCACCGCAAACAGCACGCCTTTCGTGTAATGCTGAAAGTACTTCTTCATCGGATGAAGCTGTATCAGTAGCTTCTCTCGTAAGAAAGCATCTATCTTCTTGTCTGCTGACATCAGCAATTCACGATTTTGCGACATAATGACAAAGTCATCAACAAACCTCACATAGTCCTTAAAGCCGAGGATGTACATTATAAACCAGTCCATAACAGCAGCATAAAAGTTGGCTTCAAGCTGCGAAGGAAAGCGCCCGATTTGCAAACTCTTTCCTTTCGGTGCAAAGAAAGAACTCTTGTTCTTCGGCAACGCCTCCCACAACTCTGGTGCTGACAACTTACGGCAGTTGTTGATAGGATTGTCATATAACGTAATCCTCATTAAGTAGATGAGGCACTCCAAATCATCGCCTTTATAATTAGCTCTGATGAACGGCTCAAGCAAAGACCACAAAATGTCTCGGTCAATACTCATGAAGAAAGACTTGATGTCACCTTTATATATCCAGCAGTCCTTTGTGTAGCCTTCGGACACGTTGTACATCATCTTCTTGACACGTTCTTGCGCTGCAAATTGTCCGTAGCCTTTTCGGCAATTCATCGACACATTCCCCATTTGCTCAAACATGGATTCAAACAAGGGGTTTATACGCATACAAATATAGTGATGAACGACTCTGTCAATGAAAGCTGCTGCAAAGACATCTCGAAGCACCGGGTAGTCTATAACAAACACGGTAGCCATCGAAGTCTTGTATTCTCCTTGCACAATGGATTGCCATAGAAACACAAGGCTTTCTTCTTTGTGCATATGGAACCTTTGGTAGCTGTTCGTACTTTTCTTCTTATTTTCGCAATCGTAGAAAGCAAGCACTATCGAACTAAAGGGTATGTCGAAGATTATCGAATTATTTGCTTCACAACTCAGGCAAGGACGAACCCTGTTCGGGTTAGTCTTGTTGTTGTTGTTGATGTTACCGTTACTAACGTTCACGTTCCATGCGTTGTTCGACGAGTACTCGGCAACACTCTCCGCTGCCTTGTTCTTTACCACACTGAAATCAACGACTGTTCGCTGTTCCGGAATGGTGGGAGAGCCAATTAAATCTAATAATTCCTCACTCGTGAAGTGAACATGCGCTTCACAACTCTGGGTATTCTGCTCTTTGCTTCTATCCTCCATAAGTATTTGCCGCCTTTAGTGATGCATTATACCAACCTTGCGCTTGACGCGCTATAGTCGTCAAATCCAAAATCACCTTTGGCATTTCCTTTTCTCTGGACAACAAGTGCAGGTCATCGCACAACCCGATATACATCATATACACATCCAATTCCTCCAACAACTCGGCAAGATACTGAACCCTTCTCTGCTTATTTGAGTTGGCGCGTCTTATGAGAGTGAGACAATGTACAAGTGTGAGAAACATTTGGTTCGCAAACTCATACTTATAGTCTTTCGGGAATTTAACTTTCCGCTTCTGCTGCCATAGTAGCTGCGCACGAACATCTTTGTAAATTTTCAAGTCTTTACTTAACATTTCGTAATTTGGAATTAAATTTTACATAATTTATACCATTCAATAACGTTGCTTTCTTAACGACTGCTAATTTTATTAACATTCTTTTTTCTTCATCCTCTTTGAGTCTTTTCTTCCGTCTTCAAAGACAGTGAGCCACCCTAACGGGTAACTCACTGAAAGAGAGGAAGTTTTCAAAGAGACAAAGGGACAAAGGGACAAAGAGATTAAATTGCTTCACAACTCAGGCAAGGACGAACCCCGTTCGGGGAAGTCCCGCTGCCGGTGCCGATGTAACCGCTACCAACGCCCACGCCCCATGCGTTGTACGACGAGGACTCGGTACTTGACCAGTACCAATCCTTAATAAGTGTTGAACCACTGATAAGGGTCATCATTTCGTCAATCTCGTCACGGTACTTCGTCATTGTTCGCATTTGCGCAATAGACGGCAGATAGTATTTACCGGCTGCAGGATCGTCCGAAGATAGCGAGTAAGCACGAACACGCTCTGCTGCTGGATGCGAGCGGTTGTTGGTTTTGGCGTAGGCTACAATCTTGTCGGTATTACCCTCGCCATCGAAATCTTCCCATACTGTTCCGTCGTTTGGGTTACCATAGTCTTTCAGCTCGTCTATGTTCCATCCGTTCTGTGCCGCCCACGCATGCGTATTGCCACCTGTGTCATTAAGCATGTTTTCTTTACCGATAATCCACTGATGGGAGTAGGCGCGGATGCGGACACCAAGCGTCATGTATGCGTAACGGCTATTTGATGAAAGGTCATTCCATTCTTGTTTAGTAAAAAACGTAAGCTGCTTTGTCGCTTTGTGGTAAGCCGCCACACAAAGGTCGAGCAATCCTCCAGCCCATTTCATTGCGTTGGCGATGTCCGTTCCGGTTGCGGTCTCGATGTCAAGCTCAATGCCTGCGTTCTTCAACGCTGCAATCTGCTTTTCTTTGTTCACTCTCAGCAAGATAGCTGACTTCTCTGCTTCTGTCATAAATTTTATTTTTATTTGTTAGATATCGCTACAACAATATAGTTGTTAGATTTGTTTGAGTCGTACCAAGCGTAACCACACTGCGTATTCACTCGCCAAAACTGACTTGCAGAAAACGACTGACAAGTGTGTATCTCGCCCCAGTTGAAGGTTATACCCCATAACGCGGTCAGAATGTTCTGCAGAGCGATATGGTAACGGTAAATCTCCCATGCCTGATTGATGGTCGGCAGGTTCCATACACTGTTATCGTCCTGCCCATCACCACCCTCTTTCAAGAAAGCCTTGTATTCTCTCACGGCTCTTGCAGCAGGAGCTTCATATCCGGCTGTCTGATGAGCTGTGAGGATTGCGGTCGTCAATTCCTCAGCATCATAGTCGGCGTACACCTTTGGCGCATCCGTATGTTGCGTTTTCGTTACTGTCAGTGACGCGCTTCCCCACGAACTGTTGGCAAAGCGGTTTGCTGCCATCACGAAAGACTGATGATGTGAACGGATGCGGATACCTCTGATAAGGAACTTCCCCTGCTCTTCGGCAGAGAGCTGCGCCCATTCGTTGGTCACGGCAGAGGATATATTTGCCGATGTGGTGTTTATTGTGGACTCATCCAGTATCTTAAAATAGAACTCTTGGTTGTCCGTCTTTCTGTTTACCGCCAAGTCTATACTCAGCAATCCGTTAGCCCATTGAATGTACTCGGGAAACAGCGTTGCTCTCATCGATGTCGAGAGATCCTTAAATCCCGTGTCAATAAGAGCCTGTACTTGCGCGTCCTTTACATCACGCAATTTTTGTACTACTTGTGCATTTGATGCCATACTGATTAGTGATTTTAAAAGTTGGTAATTTGCCACTCCCAAGATATAAATCTCAAGAGTGGCGTTATTGATTACATGCTCTTAGGAAGGAATACAAGGCTCCATTGTCCGTACTTGTTTGCGATGTCTTCCGCTGTCATAGTGATGAAGATTGAAATATCAGCATCGTTATAGCCGTCAGAACCACTCGTTCCAAGTTCTCGTGCCGCATACTCATCATAGGTCTCTCCATTGTAGTAAGAATACCACTCGTTGATATTGTCTTCTGTAGGATCGTCACCACCGATAGGCGAATATTCGCCACCGAGATACCATGAAATGTTGTGTATATATGCAAGTATATAGACGAACAGAGTTATACCCTCGATACCTTTTTCGATTGCAGCGATATCCTCCTGTTCATGAATGGCAGTGAGCTTGTACAATCCGTTTATAACAGGCTTGTCCTGTGTATTACCACCCATATCAATACCGCCTACTTTAGCACGCACAAGACCTATGAGTTCCTTGCCGTCTCCTACCAAATCTTGGTCTGCCACACGCAAGTTCCACGCCGCCTTTCTTGTAGACAGCGCGTCTGCGATGAGCCTTGGCGCATTGAAATGCGGTGTGCCTTCTACCCTCACTCGCACCACATTTGCCATCGAGGGCACGCAGAGTCCCGACGAAGCGTTGAGCCCAGTGTAAGATAGGTTCGGCAGGTTCTTGAAGTACAAGGTCGTCATAGTGCCAGGCAGATGCAACGTGTCAATAGGCGAACTCTCTGCAAGTGTGATTGACTTCAACAGACTGCCTTTTGCCAACACCTTTCTTAGGCGAGGACACAGCGAGGCATTCACATCGGTTATCATCGTGTTTCTGATGTCTATCTCTTCCAAGAAAGGCATCTGTCCTAAGTTCAGCGTGCTCAGTATGTCGGTGGTATAGGCTGGAGTATATCCTTCACCGCCAATGACAAGCTTGCGCAGTAAGGTGCACTCGCTAAGCATCCAGTTTGAATTCTTAGGAGAACAACCGCTGATGTCAAGCTCGCTTATCTTGTCTGCACCGAAGATGTAGATCAGCTTGCCACCTTCACCTGCTGCCGCCTCAACAAAGGTATGGCTTTCGCCTTCCTTCAGATAGCAACTATACTTGGCTGACGAGGTGGAGTCCACGCCCATGGCGAAGTAACCGTCCTGTGCTGCCGTTATCTTCACCGTGATGGGACCCATAACACGGTCTTGGAAGAAATGGCGGAACAGATCACCAGTCTGGAAGTAGCCGTCTCTGTATGCGAAACGCTTGCGTTGGAAGGCTGGCAGACTCTCCAGTCGCAGACCGTGCAAGGCAGGATAGTGGTTGTCGGCAGCGGTAGCTGTTTCTATATACTTGCGCTCTCCGTCAAACGAACTTACCACCTTTGGCCATTTCAAGATGCGGTCTATCATCCAGTAACGGTAGCAGCCGTCAGTAGAGAAGATTTCAAGGCCGGCCTTGGTCTTCGTAGCACGCATCTTTGCCGCCGTGTCATGAAGAGTCAGCGTCTCCGTGCCTGCATCATCAAGCCATACACCTTCGCCTCTGTCAAACAAGGCATAGCTCTGTTGGAACATTACGCCGTCCCATCCTTGATACAGATGGCTCGCTGCTCCGTCCATATCCCAAGGTATGGTCAGGTAGCAGTCGTTGTCAGCCTCGTCACATGAGTCACCGTCATACCAATGGTTGAAGTAGTAACGCATTCTTCCGTCGGTCTCCAAGTAAACAGCAATCATCATGTTCTTGGCTCGCTGGTCCACGGTGGCTTTGTAGTCGCTCGCCACAACATAGCAGTGAGTTGAATGGGGAGAGAAATACTTGTGCATTTCCTGCTGCCATTTCTTCCTGCGGTTCTCCTTGGTACCGGCTACGGTTTTGCCACCAATGGTAATGGTTGTGCTTGCACCGGCTCCGTTGAATACTTTTTCGCTGCCATCAGGGTTCTTGGCGGCGTTCTCTTCGGCATTGTCGGTCAAGTTCTGGTTACACTGCTGACAGAAGGCCAACTCTCTATACAGCTGGTACGGAACTTTCTTGCCCGACGCATACAGGGCGTTCAAATCGTCGTCGTCAGGGTAGCGCATTTCGTAATAAGTGCTCCACACTGGAACGTCACCATCGTCGGTGTGCAGCGTCTTTAGCATATCGTCCACACTGTTCACGCCCTGCTGCCAACAGAACTCTTGATATTGCCTGTGCTCGTAGCACTCCACAGGGTTCAGAACGCGGCCTTGCACACTCCATTTCTTAGTGGCATTGTCATAAGTCATGGTGCCTGTGGTGTCCTTCCATGCTCCTCCTTTATACTGCACATACTTTCCGTCAGATGTCTTGTAGGCTGTTCCCCAGTCGTAGTTCTTAACATCGTCTGCCTGTACCTCGGAGAGTGTTTTGTCAAGCACATGACTGTCTTCCACGGCCACCTCACCTATCTCTGTCATGGTTCCGGTACCATCGTTCTCAATGAAGCGTGTTTCCGGACCACAGAACTCACTCAGCATATACAGCGTGCCCGGTATCAATGAGCTTGTGTCTGAAAGAACACTGGCCTTGTAGGTCTCAATGGTGGTATCTCTCGGAGCTACCATTTCCTTGAAGTCGCCATAGTTCACGCAACCGTAATTATATCCCTTAACGTCCTCAAAACCGAAGAAGTGGGGATTACCCTTGTCGGCATTGAAGTTTGCCTTCGAGTGGAAGTAGGCGTTCTCAGGAAGTGTAGCGGCCTGTGTCCCCTTGTCTTGACCTATGCGGTAGTCGGTACGGAAGAGGGCACACGTCACACCGTCAATGCTCGTATGCAGTTCTTCGCTCTTGTCGGTGTTGTGTCGCTGTGCAGGGGTCATATAGTCACTGCCAAGGGCTATCTGCGTGTCGTTCATAAGCTCCATCATGGCACAGTTGTTGGCACCGGCAGAGTCCGAGTAGTCAACCTTGATGGTAATGTTCTGTATAGGCGTACTGCCTTCCTTCACGCGGATCTTCTTTTTCTTCGCAAGAGCTGCTGCGTCGTCATACTTGGCAAGAATAGTCTCATCACCATTGTACATCTCACTAATCTGCTCTCTTGTGTAGAGCATTCTAATCCTCTTCGCCTTCTTACCCTTGCCCTTCTTATTCTTGACACCGTAGGCAAGTGTCGAAGTTCCTTGGTTTGTCGTCGGGATGGCTTCAATAACGCAGTTTGCCCACGGACGGTCGGGGAAATAAATATACCAGTCCATCAAAACGGACGTTTTTTTGTCCCTCAAACCTTCGATGTAGTCAGGATAATATATCTCGCTGTCCGTTACCGCGCCACCGTCTTTGCTAAGGTTCTTGTCCGAAGTGCGCGTCATTGCCACAACCATGATACCGCGGTCTAACAACTTTTGCATATCGGGGCGTGGTTTCGTCGTGCCCTCAGCTGTAACATCGCTCATAACTTGGTTCTGCTCATACTCGGTCAGCATGGCAGTCGTGTCTGTGAGGTTCACGATGTAGTTGTTGAATGCTTGAATAAAGTCATAGTAGGTATTCCATCGCACTACCTCATACAGGTAAAGGTCAGCATCTGTACCGTCGAAGTGTATCATGTCCGCAATGTTGGGGAAGCCGCTGACTGTGCTGATGGGAACACAAGCTGCTGCATCGCCGTTCTGGAACACCTTGCACAGCATCACACCGCTATAGGGTGCTCTGGCTTGTGGCTCTATCACAATGTCTATGCGATATACGGTGTCGTCAAGGTAGGAGGTGGCGGCGGTTGTCTGAACGTCTTTCAAAGCCTCATCGCTATCACCTGCGGTGGTCACAATGAATTTCTCTCCAGTAAGCACAAAACCCAATCGCTCGCCCATACACCACATAATCTTTGCATTACGTTTGGCAATGTTCTTAACCTTGAATGTAAAGCTTAGTGCCATACCGTTGGTGGGTATGTCCTTGCTTGCCAATGGTGTGTCGCTACATGCTGCCGTCACATTCTCAGCCACACGTAGTGCCATTCTGCCGTCTGCTTTCTCCGTACCGAAGTTGTCGGCAACAAAACCGTTGCTCGACCAGTTACTGCCGTTTACCTTCACTTCCACCATGCTGCCGTCTGAGCAGGTGGCTTTGATACTCTTGTCGATGTCGTCGTTACTTCTGCCGGCAAAGCTCAATTTGTAGTATGCGCCCTCGGTCTCGCTGATGGCAAGCATGCTGCCGTCAATGACAACTTTTAGTTGCTCCGCCAGACGTACCTCGCCACATGTTGCATCGAAGATCAATGTGTCGCCGTCGTTATAATCCACAATACGTTTCTCTATCGTGTAGTAACTGCTGCGGTTCATAACCTTGTTGGCAATCGTTTCTGTCTCGTCAGCGGTCTCGTTCTTCACCTTCACCTCTACATTCGGGTTGGCGTTGTCTCGCTGATAACAGGCGATGTCAAAACTGACGGTCTTGAAGAGTTTTGTCTTGCCGTCGCTGTCGTCATACCATCGTGCCACAATGATGGGCTTCGTGTAGTCGCTCACGCTCTCACGCTGTTCTATCACCATGACTGCGGTATGCAGCGTGTTACCTTGCAGTCCTGATGCTACGTCTTGTCCTTGTATGCGAAGAGGATATGCGCCGTGTCCCATGCCTTGTGGGTCGATGGTCACATTATGGGTGTAGGTGTCCTTAACCAATACACTCTCCAGCGTCTCCCAAACACCGTTGCGGTATATCTCTATCTTCGTCTGGATACCCTTATCTGAGGCATTGTTTGGGAAACGATACATAGGGATGCTTACCTTCTGACCGCCAACCTGCAATGTGGTGCTCTTCGTATAGCTCAGTGTCTGGCTGCTCTCTACGGTCACATCAACGGCAATCATTTCCACGTTTCTCGTGGCTGTCTTGCCGGTGGCATCGGTGGCTACGGCTTGCAGCTCTACGCTGCCAGCACTGGCTGCAATGGTGCTTAGGTCAAACTCGAAGGTGTACGACTTCAACGAGGAACTGCTTGCCTGATTGGGCTTGAATGAGGCTACGGTGGTCTTGGTCGTGCGATTGATAAACACCACACTCTGTATCTTGTTGTCCTGCGATGATCCATCGGATAGCTGGGTCACACTGCGGATGGCGGCTTTCAGTATGGCTGTACCTCCTGCACGGACATAGAAGGGGTCGTTCTCAAAGTTGATGGCAAGTGTAGTTCCACCGCCACCTCCAGTACCGGTGCCCACACTGAACTGGGCTTCAGACAGGGTGTCGCCAGCCTTGTTTTTTAGCTTCAGTGATACGCTGCCTTCTTCCTCTGTAGCCTCTATCTCCGTTGGCACAATCTTATACGCTCCTCCTGTAGAGAAAGCGTCTGTACCGCCAGCTTCCATCGTGTCGCTCGCCACAAGTTTACTGCCGCCGCCGAAGTCCTGCCAAAGCCCGGCCTCGTAGAAGTCCGCGATGGAGTCGCCCTGATACTGTTTGGTCTCTACCTTATTGGCTTCCGTCGTGTAACTTATCACCAAACCGCGCTTCTGATAGTTCACACTTGTTGTCTCTTGATAGGTTTTCAGAGCTGCAAGTGCGGTGCCAAGGGTGTAGAAGCCTGTAGGTAGAGGGGCTATGATGTCAATGTCTATCATCGACTCTGAACCCTGTACCATCGAGCCGAAGTCTTTCCAGTTCTCTGTGTCGTACCAGTTATTATCATCCGTATTGGCTCCGATATACTGGTAAGTCTTCCAAGTGCCTTTCTTCAATGCGAAGGTTATCATCAGGCCTACTGCAGCCTTGCCATTTTCCTTCGCTGCGTGAACAGCTGAATTGGCCGTATCGTCGGTATCACACAACACATAGTAGTGTCCTCCCTGCTCCACCGTCGGGTTGTAAATGCTGGCAGAGCTGCCGCTGCCGCCAATCCTCTGCATCTTCTTGTCAACGATACGGAACAACTCGTCTGCACAACAATAGATATGGTCCGCACGTCCTACGCTGTCGGTGTTATACATTTCTTCCGGATAACCGTATGTCTCTGTACTAACACCTCCGAACTTACGGAAGCACCACTCTCCTTCGTAGTCCAAACTTGGAGCATACCACAAACCACGACTCGGTGCCTTGCCGGTACCGTCCCACACTCCATCAAAGCGAAGAATGTTTATACCCTCAATGCGTATGTTCGCTGTCTGGAGTGTGCTATTTAGCTCGGCTCCCTCGTCACCGGGATATGCAGTGCCACTGGTATGGCCCAATGCCAAGTCCGAACCTATTGCAACAAGCGTGCTGCCTCCCCAACGATAAGTCTTGTTGGCTGTAACGTCTATGTAAATCTTGCCGCTGTGTGGCACACGGCCTTTCAAAGTACTCTTGCCGTAATGGTCACCGTCTATCCAGTTGTTGTAGTAAGTGATGGTCGGGCGCAAGTCACCTTCCGTTTTCGATGGCTGCGTGTATTTCAGCACAAAAGCACCAGCGTCTTTGCTGAAGACAACGCTACAGTTTTCGTCCGTTGAATACTTGTTTAACGACATCATCTGCGAAGTGATGTCATTGAAAATGCCGTTGAACTCAAGCACGTCGTCCACATAGTCTGGCAGATACTGCGAAGGTATCTGGTTCAGTTCATCCAACGGTGCAAGTCCGTTTGGCCGTCCTTTGGTGTTCTTGAACGATGTGAGGTCTTTTTGCACACCGCTGATGCTGTCCGCAAGTTCAGTCTTGTTGTCGCTTACAGTCTTCTTCAGTGTGTTGATGTCGCTCTGAGCTGTGCCCATCTTTGTGTTGAGGGTGTTGATGCTCTCGCCTTGCGTGGTCTGTGTAGAACGTAGGCTGCGCACGTCTTCCTTGTTCTGGTTAACGTCCACCTTCACGGCTTCGAGGTCGGCTGTCATTCCCTCCACGGCTTCCATATACTCGGTGCTATCAACCGTAGGGTTGCCCTTCAGCAGCGGATTGCCATTGCTGTCAACTTGCGCTACCCACGTACCACCGTCAGCTACATAGAGCTGGCCAAGATGATCTGACACTGCACTGCCTTCTACGGTCACCAACGCCCACCATCCTTCATGAGGATTAGGGTAAGCCTCGCGTAGCTGTGCCGCCGTTTTGAACAGGCCTTTGTTCGGGCCTTTTATGTTCTTGGCTTCAAGCCAGCCGTCAACGGTCAGATTGTGGCCGACCTTTGCCGAACCGCGTATGGTGGCCTTGCCGCCGATGTTAACGTCACGACCAACCGCAACGTCACCATCTATCTGTTTTGTTGGTATTGAACTCATTATTCAAAAATGCTTTTTGCCAAGGTGTTCATTGCGGCTGCTTGCTCGCTCGCACCATAGGCGGTTAATACTAATGCAGCCGTAGTATAGACCACGGCTGTGTAACAACGCTCGCTGATGTCTATGCCGTCCTCCTCGTCTATGCTCGGATAAGGAATGTATGAGGCACGTTTCACGTAGGCTTCCTCACTGTTGCAACTGTAGAACTCCAACACCTTGCCCTCGGCACGGTTCACTACGGCACACACCGGCTTCTGGACATTGCCACGAATACCCTTGTATCTTGACGATTGCAGGTCATACAATGGGTCGTCTGCTGATATGGCCATATAGCAGGTGCGTTCCCAGTCGCTCATGCGAAAGGCAACAAGACGCATGAAATCATCGGGCAGCAGAGTCCAACCGCTTCCGTTCTCCTCCCAGTAGATGGCATCACCAAATACGTGACCTTCTTCCAAGTAGTGAACGGGAGCGGACGACTCTACACGCCGAACGGCTTCCACTATCTTTGAGCGGATGATGTCATTCAACGATAAGGTGTCAATGTCCTCATCGCTGATGAGCTGCTCGCTTGTCTTGTTCTCGTCAATGGCAATGCGCACGTCACGCTCCACGACTTCGATTTTGTACACCATACCATTGCTGTGATTACTCGGTTATAAAAGTGATTTTAACGCCATGGGTTTCACCTACAGCTATAATTTCTGCACGAGTTCTCATCGTACCACTCTTCACACCAAACGTCTTTGTAAGATAGTCCTTGGCTTCTTGGTTGGTACTGAACTCAACTTCAGTAAGACCACGTTCGTCCTCTATAGGCTCGATGCCTGTCTCTGGTGTAGGCGTTTCTACTTCCACAGTCGGCTTCACTGTTTCAGTCTTTATTTCTTCAGACAAATGCTCATTCACCTGTTCGTCACTGTCAGGAATAGACTTGTGGGTAGCAATTCGCATGTGAGTACCGGGCAGTACTTGACGCATTACGAGACGGATAAAACCACTCTTGTATTCCTTTGAGTTCTCAATTACAAACTGTGTAATTGGGTCTTTGGTCACCATGTATGCAGGTTGCGAACCAGTTGGAGAAGACGTGCCACCAACGAACGATAAGTTCGCCTCAATGGTGCCGGCCTTAACTTTACCATGCCATTCCGTGAGACCATATACTCCGTATGTTTTAATTTCCATGTTATATTTTTTTTATTAAAAATGGGGACGGATTGACTTAAAGCGCATCCACCCCCATAATTAGCGTTGACTAAAAAGTTACTCAGCTGAAATAGGGCCGTAGAAACGAACCCACTTCTTCTCGTTCTCGCCTGTCGCATTGTACTTGAATGCGTCTCCTGCACTCACAGTAATAGTTGCTGTGCCTGACTTGATGTTCATGCCATAAGCGAACACGTAAATTACGCCATCTTCGAGATCAGCTTCGGTTGGAGCTGTGCCACTACTCCACAAGCGGAACTCGTCTGCTGCAGGAGCGGTGTCGTCATCATCATCGTCACCATCAACCCAGATGTGACAGTTGCCCTTCAAGCCAAGAGCGTCACTGACGAGAACACCATTGCGTGTTGCCTCTTCACCTTCAACGTCCTCAGTGTAGCTGCTCTCACCACGACGTACATAGTGAACCAAACGGTCTTCACCAACAATTAGACCGCTGTTCTCGTAGCCGCAATCATTGAACGTCGGCTCAATCTTAATCTGAAGCTCACCGAAGATGCAGTACAGACGTGTCACCTTCCAACCAAGTCTCTCATTGGTGTAAGGCTCCATCGTGACCTCTGGATGCTTGCTCCAGTCAATGAGCTGCAAGCTCTGACCAAGATTGTTACCAACGAGGAAGAGACCGGACTTAGGCTTGTCTGCACCACCGTAGTATAGCTTGATGAGAGACATTACATCCTCAAATGTCCACTTGCCACGATGCTTCACCTCACGCTTCACCTGCCAACGAACACCATTGGTTGTATAGTCCCACTGGTCGTCACCCATGCTTGAACGTACAAGCATCTTGTTCTGCTGAGAAATGAGAAGCGTACGGTTGCCGGCAGCCTTGAACTCACGCAACTGAGCCTCTGCCTTGACAGCCTCATCGTAAGGTATCTCCATGTTCTGGTCGGCAAGATACTTTGATACGATGCTTGTCATACCTCGCTTCTGCAAGTACAAGTCGTCTGGAGAAGGAATGACAGTATTGGGGTCAACCCACTTCTGAGTCTCATACATGGCATTAGCCATACGTACTAACTTCGTACCTGCTGTTATGATATTGGTATTGCTTGCTGTTGGAGAGGTTGCTGTTGGAAGACTGCCATACTGGTCTGTCGCAGCCTGCTTAACACCGTTGGTTGCTATACAGGTGATTGTGTCGTCGTTGTTCACGCTCTTTACAAAGAGCTGGAGGGGACGACGGCTCTTGACATTGGTACCACCGATAAAGTCGTAGCCTTTGACTCCCTTGACCATAAGAGTGTCGTATGCTCGAACTTTCTTCTGGTCGGCATTTACCAACGTGATAGTATTGCCATTAACAGATGCAACCGTAACGATTGGTGTGCCTTGGTCAATTGCATAGTGTTTCACTTCCATGCTATGAACGTTCACGGACTTTGCCATCAGCATAAGCTGCATCAAAGAGTTCTGATCACGTTCAAACATGAAAATTCGTTTGTCAACTTCGGGCATTACAAGTTCGCCCATACCTCCTGATGCGTTCTCTACTCCACTGACGGTAGTAGGCGCACCACCTAACTGTGTCTGAAGACCAGCGGAACCAGCACTTGGAGTAAGTTCAGGACTATCTGGCGTGTTTGCACTGCCAGAGTTCTGTTGCTGGGTTGTTGTTACTTCTACGCTCATTTTAATTTTTTTTATTTGTTATTGTTATGTTTCGTTTTTGCCGGTACCTTGACAATGCTTTTCTTCACAAAGCCTTCGTTATGTATAGCTTTGCTTGCTTCCATTAACGCACTTACAGTGGTACAGGCACCACCGATATGTGTTCGCAATCCTGCACTTCCTTGTGAGGGTTCACGTGGCTTTGTATTTGGAAATTCTACACTAATGCTCATGACGTATTATTTTGCAGCATTTGCAAAGTCAAAGATGTCCATGTTTCTCTTGTTCTTGGGCGCACCGCCATTCTTGCCGTTCAGTGGTGATGTGCCGTCGCCTTTGTCTCGCTTGCGCAAGCCTTCCACAATCTTGTCATTGCGTCCGGCAACACGTCCCTCTTCACTTGCTGAGGCTACATCACTGTCATGGTTGATGGCATTCACGAACATTGCAAGAGTCTCTTTCGAGAACTTGCCCATTACACCGTCACGAACCACGGTCAAAACGGCATCAACTACAGCGTCAATCTGTTCGTTGCTCATGCCACGCTCTTCTTGGAACTGACGAAGGGTTTCAAGACTTGCGTCCATGTTCTTCTCATATTCCTCGTCAAGCTGTCTTGACTTGGCTACACGCTCCACATAGTCCTTGTTGGCCTCGGCTATCTTCTCCTGCATTTCAGGATCGTCAAGTACGTCCTGTATTTCTATGCCGAAGTTTTTTACAAGCCCGACGTAGGGGTCGTTACCATTGTGCATATCAGCAAGGAACTGTGCACTTCTCGGGTCAGCGGCAAACATGTCGGACATGGCCTTTTCCCTGTCCTTGTAGCCGCTAAGATCCTGCTCGTATTGGTCGTAATCGTCGTAAATCTGACCGTAAATCTCCTCATCATCCTCGAACTTCTTGTCGGGATATTTCTTTCGCAGCCGTTCCAACTGTTGGTCGCGTCTGCTCTTAACTCCGTTGTTATCAGCCATTATCTTCAAAATCTTTAGAATGTGTCATATTCATTTGCAAAAATACCCATATAAGATGTGGACTGACTTTTAACTTTTGTGACCTCGTTTCTGTAACTTTGAGGAAACAATCGGGCACTTTTATGAAATACTTTGGCAGCATTCTTGAATTTACACGCGAACGTAATAACGACCTCATGAGGGCATATCGGGAGAAACTCGCAGAGGCATCCATCATCGTGATGCCGGTCATCTTCGAACTTGTCGCTCAGTCTCCGGCTTCTCGCTTTTGGGTGAGCGAGGAGAGGGCTGCTATTGTCATTTCAGCAATGGCAGCTGGAAAACCGATGCCAAGGATGAGAAGCAACAAGCGTGAAATGTTTGAGGAGATTTACCGAAGGTTCGTTATACTACGTGAGAAACAGCCCGACAAATCGGTGTACGAACTTGTGACGAAAATAGTAAATCAACCTGCACCGAAATTCTATCTCACGCCTCGTACAGTGGGCGAATTTATTTACCGAATAAAGAATGGATGGTATGACAACCAATATGATAGATACAGAGATTGCACGCTTACTCGCTGAAAACGACCGGCGAAATGAGGTGATGTTCGCTCACTTCGACCCGGTCACGGGCGAAGGGTCCATAGGGGAACGTGTGCGAGTGTGTATCTCTGACTTTGCCATACCCGTCCAATGGCTCCCTGTAGAGATGATGAAAATACAAATGGTGAAGAAACTTGTCAAGGCTGGGTCTATCGACAAGTTTCTTTCGTCTGTTCTCCATGTTGAGCCAAACGATGATGATTACATCAAGGTCTCGCGTAAGCTCATAAGGCTACGCTTCAAACACGACTTCCCTTTCTGGGCGGCTACGCTCGTCTATATCCACAACAAGAAGGCTGGTAAGGACGTGTTGTTCCGGCTTTACTATCCGCAGCGTATTTTGGTGTCTCGTTTTGAGGCAAAGAGAAAAGCTCGTCTCCCTATACGACTAATATTGTTGAAGGCTCGACAGTGGGGTGGTTCTACTACAACACAGCTCTACATGGCATGGCTTCAGTTCAACCATCGAAAGGGACTAAATTCACTTATCATTGCACATCAAGGGGCGGCTTCTGACGAAATCAAGGATATGTTCGACCTCATGATTGACAGATACCCGGTAGAGTTCCTGCACAAACTGGGTGAGGCATATTCCGAGAACGAGCCGAAGTTGGTTGGTGTAGGTAAGTCTGGCTCCACTCATCGCGTACCACAACGCAATTGCAAGATTAAGGTTGGCACTGCTGAGCGTCCTAATGGATGCCGTGGCGGTGCCTATTCTCTTGTGCATTTGTCAGAGGTCGGCTTGTGGCAAAAGACAGAAGGTAAGTCACCGCAGGACATCGTGCGTTCGGCATGTTCCGGTATTCTTTTGGAACCATTCACGATGATCGTAATGGAGAGTACACCGAATGGAACAGGAAACTTCTTCCACACAGAATATACAGCTGCTGCAGATCCTACAATCAAATCACAATATGAAGCTCTTTTTATTTCGTGGTTTCAGATTGAGCAGTATTCCAAGCAGTTCGCTTCTGCTGACGAAATGCGTGAATTTGCACAATGGCTGTACGAAAATAGAGAGAATGCCTATGTGCCGTCAAATCGTGAGGAGTCCGGACGCTACCTTTGGTCGTTATGGGAGAAAGGGGCTACACTGGAGGCCATCAACTGGTATATAGAGGAGCGTGCAGGTAAGGACGACTTTGCGGTAATGGCTTCCGAGTTCCCTTCTGATGATGTAGAGGCTTTCGTTCATTCTGGTTCTATGGTGTTCGACAAATACCGTGTCAAGAAGTTCGAGCGGTTCTGCAAGCAGCCTCAGTATATCGGTGAGGTATATGCTGATGGAGACGAAGGAGAGGATGCACTTTCCAATCTCCGTTTCCGTGCAGACAGGCAAGGATTGCTTTCTATATGGGCAATGCCTGAAACATTCGAAGGCTACGAAGTTGTCAACCGTTATCTTACCGTTGTCGATGTGGGTGGACGTTCCAATAAAGCTGACTGGTCTGTTATCGTGGTATTCGACAGGCTTAGTATGATTGATGGTAGCGAGCCGCCGTCTGTGGTGGCTCAGTGGTACGGACATTGCGACATAGACCAACTCGCTTGGCGTGCAGCACAGATAGCGGCGTTCTACGACAATTCTCTCCTGGTCATTGAGTCTAACACGTTGGAGACTCACGACAAGGAGCGTCAGGTGGAAGGTGGCGACCAGTCGCAATATATACTCAATCAGATTTCAGACATCTACCCGAACTTGTATGCACGCAAGCAGTCGGAGGATGAAATAAGGGAGGGCGCACCGCGTAAATATGGCTTCCATACCAATGTGTCAACAAAGCCGATGATTATCTCTACCCTCATCAAGGTGGTACGCGACCGGCTCTATATCGAGCGCGACAAACGCTGTCTGGATGAATACAACACCTATGAGCGAAAACAGAACGGTGCGTATGGTGCTATTACTGGCAAACATGACGACTTGCTTATGACACGTGCAATAGGTCTGCATATCTGCTTCCGGGAAATGGATATGCCTGAATGGGTTCCTATTGTTAACCGTACACTTAGAAAAGACAGAAGCCCCGTTTCCGAGGCTTCCATCTGA